AACCAAATTTAATGATATGTATAGTATATGAAGTGGTTATGTAATACAGTTATGTTCAACTAATCAAAAGAGAGATACACATTATGCCAGAAAACAAATTCCCAACGGAAGTCATTGAACTTCCATCACAGGGACATTTCTATCCAGAAGAGAATGCACTTTCTTCCGGTAAACTAGAAGTTCGATATATGACCGCAAGAGAAGAAGACATTTTAACGTCAACGAACTTAATCAAGAAGGGACTTGCAATTGATATGGTGTTAAAATCAGTTGTTGTTACGCCTATTGATTATGAATCTATGTTGATAGGTGATAAAAATGCACTTATGATTGCAACACGAATTTTAGGTTATGGAAAGGACTATCCTGTAGAAATCACATGTCCAAATTGTGAAACAAAATCTAAAGTAACGATTGACTTATCTCAACTTCAACATAAAGAAGTCGGTGTAGACAAATTTCCAAAGGGGGTGAATGAATTCGGTTTCGAATTGCCATTGAGCAAAAAACAAATCAAATTTAAGTTCTTGAATGGGCGAGACGAATCTGAGATTTCAACCGAAATGAAGGCAATGAAAAAGATTTCCGCAAGTCCAGAAGTTGGTACGGAACTGAGTTCACGCCTTAAACATGTTATTGTTGAAGTGGATGGAAAACGAGACCAAAAAACGATTAACGACTTTATAGACAAAGCGATGTATGCTGGAGATTCATTAGCATTAAGACGTTATATGAATGATATTCAGCCTGACGTTGATTTGTCGTTCGATTTTGAATGTTCGAACAAGTCAGAATGCGGATACTCTGAGACTATGAGAGTTCCACTTACCGTTGAGTTTTTTTGGCCTGCAGGCAGAGGATAAGTCAAAAATTCATGAAGAATTATTTGCTATTATCATTTCATCAGAAGGGGCGTTTACGTACTCGGACGTATATAATCTGCCGGTATACTTGCGTAAATATTATGTAAAACTTCTGGAACGATGGTTAGAACGAAAGAAATCTGAAGTGGGGAAAATAGGTAAAAAGACAACGCCATCTACAATACAAAGACCAGCCGTACGACCAAAGTAGGACTTTATTTTGTAACTATTCAATATTTATAGTTGATAAAGTCCTATTTTTATATCCACGCGAGGAGAATTGATATGAAACAATTGGCATCTTTATTGAAAGAAAATGAACTTAAACGAAATGAAGAAATAAATGGCCTATATGCGCTAGACGGTAAATTGTTTGTTGAAGTGACACAAATGGATGTTAAAGTATCTGATGTTATGAAATTTCAACAAAAGGCAATACAAAATGCTAACAGAGTTGTAAAGAGATTAAAAAGCGCAGGATATGACGTTTCTATTGATGAAAAATCTGCGTCTATATACAAAAGAGGTTGGCAAATTGGATGTGGGGTTTATTTAAAAACAAGCCCGTCAAATCAAAAGAAGATAATAGACATATTAGGATTGGAAGACCCAAGATAATTTGTAAATTCAATTGTGGAGAACGGTTCATGCCAAAATACATCATAAAAGAGGGTTTAGTAACGAGATTTCTTGTTGGTATCTTTAATGCGGTGGCTGCAGGGAAAAAAGATGCATTGATGAAAAAATTAAAAAACGACTCAGAATTTCAAGGTTATATAAAGAAACTAAACGATATTAAAAATGATATGGAAGCGAGTATGTTAAAAAAGGGGGTTACAAAAGCTCAATTAGATGCGTGGGATACGCAAACACAATTATAATTTCATTGTTATATCAAGAGACCGTATGTGGCCAAAAACATTCTTAAACAAAAATTACCAGCGAAAGAGGAACTAGACCACTCTTTTAAAAAGAGATTGGAATTTCTTACTGAACAGAAAAAATTAATATCAGAACTGAGCGTTCTTGAACAAAATTTACTAGAGACAATGGAGTTGCAAAATCTAGCAAAGAAAGTTCAAAATGCGTGGATTAATGAAACTGCCAAAAATAGAAGAAAACAATTAGAAGAAGTCGAAAGTTTACAGAACGAGTTGATAGAAAATGCAAAGTCAAAGGCTGCGGATATTCAAGAAAAAACATTAGAAATATTTGGATTGACTCGTGATAGAGTGGAAGCGGTTGGAGAAACTATAGATAAATTTTTGAGTAATCCGATTACCATCATGTTGGGATTACTTGTATTGGCCGCACGAAGATTTGGTCAGTTAGACGCTGCAGCGGGAGAATTTCGGGTTGCAACCGGATTAGCAAGAGACAATACAAAAGAATTAGACAAATTAGCAGAGAATCTTTCTATAACATATGGTAATATTGGTGTTCAAGCGGAAGATGTATATAATGCCGCTACCGCTCTTGAAAAATCCTTCGGTTCTACGGTTGGTATTACAAAAACGAATTTAGAATTGATGATAAAACTCAATAAGAATTGGGGGGTTGCAAACGAAGCCTCTGCACAATATCTTCAAACGTTACATGCGATTGGTTTAACAAGTGGTCAAGTAAGTAAATATACAAACGACCTATTATCCATGTCAAAGAACTATGGTGTAAGTGCGGCCGCAGTGATGAACGATATTCAGGAATCGTTTGCAGAAGGATATTCATATCTATCAAAATACCCAGAAGAATTTCTAAAAACCGCAGTTCGAGCTCATGCATTAGGTACAACAATGGGAAAGGTTGTGGGGATGATGAAGGGGTTATTAGACTTTGAACAATCTATTAATGATGAAATGGAAGCCGCAGTTCTTACAGGTCAAAATATCAATTTAGACCAAGCGCGATATTATGCATTAATTGGTAATACAGAAAAAGCACTGGATGAGGTATTAAAGAATGTTGGTAGTTGGGAAAAATTCAGTAAAATGTTACCATTACAACAAGAAGCACTTGCACGTGCGGCCGGAATGACGGCCGATGAACTTGGAAAGACGTTGAAATTGGAACACGCAACTCAGCGAGTAAAACAAGGTATAGCGTCCGCAGAAGAACAAGAGTTAGTAAATCAGCAACAAATGCAAGATAATATGACAAAAATGAAAAACGCATGGACTTCTATAGTAACAATGGTATCTTCCGTTATGTTGCCTGTAATGCAAGCATTAGAACCTGTATTTGAAGGCATATCGTGGACGGTGGGAATACTTGGTAAAGGTATTACATTGTTAAATCAAGAATTTAAGAATTGGGTAGCATATTTACTAACTGGCGCACTCGCATTGAAACTCATTGCATTGCGTTTTGGTGTTGTTTCAAATCTAGTGACTGGATTGGGTGCCAAAATCAAAGGTGGGTTGGGTACCATATTTCAAAAGGCGTTTGGTGGGCTTGGTGGTGGTGCAAAAACTATGACAGATAAAGCATCTGATTTACCAGGGCGGTCATTAACAACATTTGTCAAAGATATGAACCCGGTAAAATTAATCCAAGCTGGCGCTGCGATGATGATTATAGCGGCCGCATTGTGGGTACTTGCAAAAGCGTTGCAACAATTTTCAACAGGCGTCACTTGGGACGGTCTCGCATTTGCTGCCACTGCACTTATTGGACTAACAGTTGCAATGGCGGTTATAGCAAAGATTTCTCCTATTGTTTTGATTGGTGCGGCGGCATTTTTAGTAATGGCCGGAGCGATGTGGGTTTTAGCAGATGCGTTAGAAAAAATTTCAAATTCTTCTGAGGGGTTGTTAAATCTATTAACAGGTCTTACAAGTATAGACCCATTGAAACTTGCAACATTGGGAGGCGCACTTGGAATATTAGGTGCAGGATTAACTGCATTTGCGGGTGGTGCGGCCATAGCTGGTATAGTTAATTCTATATTTGGTGGTGATACAAAGGAGTCAAAACAAGCAGATAAATTAGATACCGTTATTGAAAAATTGGATATGATTAACGCATCAATAGATAAAATGACGCCAATCATTATAGAAATGGACGGTAAGACGGTTGGTAAACAAATATCCAAAGCATTCAGTTATGGATAATAGAGAAAATTGATGGCAAGTCCGTTTGAACATCTTGGAAAGGGTGATATTCGTGGTTCACAAGCACAACTTGCACGAGCAAAAACATTTACACCACCAACACCAAAAACTATAGAATTGAAAACAATTGATTATAGTGCAAAACGAAATTCAATAGTCATTGGTGGTGATAGTAGGGGATATGTAACTGCAATGCCTTGGATAACACATGAAGTTGGCTCAAATACAGTATTGGGGACTGTATCTTCGCCTGTCTTTTTACCATCGTTTTATGATGATTTGTTTATTCGTGGTGGTGTTTTACAATCGACAAATCGTGCATTAGAAGATGTATATAGAATTAGTAGAACGTCATTGTTATCTGTAAAAGGAGCATTATGGACAGCACGAGAAATTGGATTGCAATTAACGAATCCCCGACCAGAGACGAGGTTTTTCAATCCCGCAACATTACTTTTGAATGTTGGGACGCAACATTTAGGTATACGATGGCCACGACATGGTGGAAATCCGTTTCGCGAAAATACGGAAGGGCCTCCTAGTGCATTTAGTCTAAGTGGGTATAGTACGTATGCAACGGTTGGTGATTATAAAATTGGCGGATGGGATTTTTCGGCAAACGATTTTGTTCCTGTCCCACGAGATATGTCAAAATTAGACCAAATGACATTAACTTCGTTTCAAAAACCAGAAGGTCTTCAACGTTTGGGCAATTTACTTGGGGCAAATACGCATGAATATTCTGCACCACCAGACCAAGCTGGTGCGTCTGCACCATTTTGGCCAGTAAGTTATTTGAGTAGAGTTCATTCCGCATATGGTTTGAATTTATTAGATAGGGGTATGAATCGTGTTTATAATACACAAATAGATTTTTCAGGTAAACAAATCCATGAAAATGTTAATGAAAATAGTGCATTAACCAAAGGCGCAAAAGACACTAGTGTTTCGAGTAATGCATCAATATCACATGCAGACTTGACAAAATATAAAACATTAGCGTATGGTGAACTTGGTGTCGAAGACAAAAAATATATTTCCGGTGAAAGAGATGAATTGATTGGGCCAAGTGAGAATTACAAATACTCTCCAAAACTGAACAAACGAAGACCATCAAAACGAAGTCACGCTATGATGAATCGTGGTTTTGGTGATGTGGGAAATCCTATTGATAGTGGAGAAGACTCTATAAATCAATATGGAATGGTAGTTGGTGTAGAGGAAGATTTTACAGTAGATGAGGATTTAGTACCATTCATAATTTACGACATAAAAACCAAAACATTTTTAGCATTCCGAGCAACAATAACTGGATTAAATGATGCGATAACACCAACATGGAATGAGTATACATATATTGGAAACCCACTAACATTTTATACATACAAAGGAGCAACTCGTCAGGTTGGGTTTTCATTCCACATATTTACAAATTCGGCAAAGGAATTAATGCCAAATTGGATTAAATTAAATAGATTAGTTGGGTTATGTTATCCGTCATATAACACATATAACAGAATGATATCTCCGATAATAAAATTAACACTAGGTGACATGTATCATCGAGTTCCAGGATTTTTCAACTCATTAACCGTAACCATTGATGATATGACGCCGTGGGAAATTAATTTATTTGACGATGAAGAATTATTAAAAGTACCACATGTTATTCAATGTGATGTGAATTTTACAATAATTGGTGATTATTTGCCAAAAGAAGATACATATTATTTTGCACAACGTAAATTTGGAAGACCAGAGTGGGACGATAAAATGAAAAATGGTCTTGTATAGGAGTGATAGTAAATGGCAATTAATAGATATCAATATACAGAAGTCATTAAAGACGAAAACGGAAAACGGTTTTTTCGACCAACAATATTTCCACAAATTAATGTGAACGAAAACGACACCGTTATTACTGTTCGAGAAGGAGATAGATTGGATTTACTAGCGCATAGATTTTATAACGATTCAACTTTGTGGTGGATTATTGCAGAGGCAAACCACCTTGTAAATGGAAGTTTATTCGTAGAACCAGGAACAATCATTCGTATCCCATCGAATGTTGCAGAAATTATGTCCGAATTACAACAGTTACAATCATCTTGGTAAATTTAGGATAATCATGACAACGATACAACCATTTTTACTAGAACCAATTCAAGAAAGAGTACAACGCGAATTGTACAATAGGCAAAGAGCTGTATCTGCCGACAAAAAAACAACGAGCGAACTTGCGTGGAATAATATGAAAACCCCGTGGGTAATGATACAATCCAACGCTATTAAAGTTAAAGAAAATGGAGAACTTGACGATAATGAGAGTAAGTTGGCCAGAAAATGGGTTTTGCTCGGTGGCACGTTATACAATGGAAAGTTGCGTAGTTCATTGGATACAAATTATGAATTGGGCGAACATCAACAACAAAAACCGATGCCTGGTGTTGATAAACTAAATGTTGAAATGAAAGGTACACTCGGAACAATTCGAGAAGCCAAATTTTCATTTACATGTTATACTACAGAACAATTTTCTATCATGCAATCATTATACATGACACCTGGTATTGGGTTATTGTTGGAGTGGGGATGGTCTACCGTAAAATCTACAACATCATCTACAAACCTTTTTACAATAATACCAACAAGTGAAGATAGGTTTTTGGTAAAACATTTAAGAAAAAACATAGATAAGTCACAAGGAAACTATGATGCTATGATTGGTTATATTACAGATTTTAGTGCAGATGGAACAGATGATGGTGGTTGGGCATGTAACATTACTGTAGTTGGCCCATCCGGAATATTAACGGGAATTCCACTGTCTCAATTTGCAAATAAATTGGGAGACTCGTTTATTTCAGATATTGACAATAAAATGAACCAATATATTGATAAAAATAAGAATTCCAAACATAATGAAGTGTGGGTATTTCACGCAATAAAACCCGATATTTCGTTTGAAACAAAATTAACACCACAACAAGAATTACAAAAAGAAAAAGTGAAAGAATCATCGGGTGGTGATATCACTCTTGGTAATTTGTTTGATGCATTAACATCTGGCCCCGGCGGAAGTGCTGTAGTTGCATCAAAGCTTGCTACAACGAAAGCGGTAAGTGATGTAGTAGGAATTTCTAGAGATTCAAACATATATGTCACGTGGAAATTCATAGAAGATTCGATTAACAGTTATTTTGGAAACAAAAATGGGTTGCCATCAATAGTAATAGACAGTAATTATACAGAACCACTGAAAAAGGATACGTATATAATACCTGTCTATTATCCAAATTTTCCATTAACTGGGAAATATAAGATAACCGGTAGAATACAAGAACTGTGGAGGTCATTTTATCCAAAAGATATAATTATTCCCGCGATACCAAAGGGGGGATTTGTAAAAGAAGTAAACAGTGGTGATGTGTTTGGTGAGAAGGAACAAGCAAATGGAAAGCAATTCTATGTACAAGAACAAGGAGAATATGCAAGCAGTTTTGTTGGTGATTTAAGTGTTGTGTTTTTAAACTACAACCTTTTGGTCAGAGATGCGTTTGAAAATTCAGACACACTTGAAGAGGCCATCAACAAATTATTAACTCGACTGAACAATGCATCTGGTGGATTTTGGGATTTGAAATTGTTATATAATGGAAACGATTCCACCACAATGCGTGTAGTGGATTATAATTGCCCATATGGGTGGATTAAACAAACAAAAGTATCTACAACACAAACAAATGTATATTCATTCTTCCCATATAGGAAAGATAGTATTGTTAGAGAACATTCATTAACATTTTCTGTACCAAATTCACTAAAAACCACTATATATATAGCAACGAACGCAAAAGAAATAGAAGAATCCTCACCTGCAGAAACCGAACGAGTTTCTGCGTTGCGAAATTTTTCACAAGGTTGGACAGATAGATTTTCATTCGAACTCACTAGTCTTGAAAAAAAGAAAAACACAGACGAAGAAGTGAAGGAAGCGGCAAGTTATAACAAAATACAATGGGAGAAACAGCGGGGTGTAATTGATGCAACAAAAAAAGACGCAGATTTATTAAAATCATTGTTGAAAAAACCATATTTTGAAGACTTAACATCGGAAGAAATGGAGGTTTGTACTAGATTTTTGAACAGATTTAAAAGTGTTGAAAGTGAATTTTCAAAAGATTTTACACACACAATACTAATACCACTCGAAGCGTCAATAACCATAGACGGTATTTCGGGAATAACATGGGGAAATTCATTCAATATTAGTGGATTGCCACCTAAATATAAAGACAGAACAATTTTTCAGATATTTAATGTTAGTCATGAAATAACAGGCGACTCGTGGACAACAACCATAGGTGGAAAGATGCGAATGTTGCCCAAAGTTGTGCGTGGTAGTGATTTACTAAGTACAGAAGCTGTGCTGGACGGACAACTTTCTCTTGGTGGTCAAAAACAATCAATTAATGAACCAATAGAAGAATCTATGAGTGAAGATTCGTATTTAATACCATAATAGACAAACGATGAACAAAATCAATCAAATAACAGATGGTAGTGAATTTTTATTGGATGGAAAACCATATGTTGGATTTTATAATCTATTCGATGGGGTGTTGTACACAGGCCGTTCTTATGACAGTGAACAATCAGAATTACTGCAACCAATATCAGAAAATGTGAAAGAGTATAATTTAGTAAAACAAGGCAAGATAGGTAACTCTCCAACCCCAGTTGAAGTTAAACCAAAATCGTCAGACTATTCAAACGGGTGGTTTTATAGATATTTTGTGAAAAGAAAAAACAATGAGAACGCTCCGATTATAGAAGTGGATGAAAAACAATACTCACAATATATACAAAGCGACGATACGGTTAATTATCCACTTTACAAGACAGTTAAATTGCGTTGGAAAATAACAGGCCCGCGCTATGATGTGATTGAAAATGGAAAAATAAAAGAAAGTGGTGTTGAAGATACAAATAAACGTACGGTATTAAGTGCGGAAAAAAACATGTCTGGGATAAGATTTCGTTTGAATCATTTGACACAATATTATGAAAACGAAGAAATACCATTTGATTTACGAGAAGTAGAAAAACCACCACGAGTTCCATTTGGAGACCCAAACCGATTTCCACAACCAGTCCTACAATTATAATTTTTGTCTTGATTTTGTCAAAATAATTTGTTATATTGTAACTACGAATTTCAAAAGGTTATATTATGATTTTGCATACCTCTCAAATCGAATGGTTTAATACACGATTCGAAACAACCGATACGATAGTATTACCAATTCTTACCGACTGTCAAAAACATCCACTGAACAATACATTAAGTGCGTTGTATGTGAGGTTTTTAGATAACGATGATGTTATTATTGTGCCCGTCAATCACTCCGAAACACTCCCAGTTGATATAAAGTTTGTTTCAAATGGTGGAACTGGAAAACGATACACAATCAATAAGAAGTCGTTGCTACACTCCATTCCGTTAGACAACGTTATTGATATCAATTTTCTAAAATATGTAAATGGATATGACCTGGATGATTATTCAGTGTTGGATACCAGAGCACACGCATTTGTAAAGCAAAAAAATCGTAACGTTCATAATATCAATCGAATCATTCCACTATTGAAACATGTTGAACAAATGGATGTTTTATCATCAAAAATGAAACAGACCATTGCAACGTATGAAAAAAATTCAACGTTGGAATCGTTTGTGTTTCTAAATGATATCAGTACCAACGTATTATCAATAATAGAACGATGCGGATTGTTTGTAGACACATCATTGTTTAAAGAACGGTTCGGGGAGGAACAATTAATTCACATTTCACCAGAAAATTTGGTGTATTCCGAATACAATCTCTATACGACTACAGGTAGGCCTTCAAACAGATATGGTGGTATCAACTTTGCAGCCATGAATAAAGGTGATTCGACAAGAGAAATATTTACAAGTCGGTTTGGAACAGATGGTTTTTTGGTTCAATTTGATTATGATGCATACCATTTGAGACTCATTGCAGATTTGATTGATTATAAAAATTTGGTTGGTAATGTACACGAACATTTTGGTCAATATTATTTCAGCACCAATGAAAAACTCACACAAGAACAATATGAAGAATCCAAACGGATTTCGTTTTCTTTACTGTATGGTGGAATCAGACCAGAATACATGACAATACCATTTTTCAAACAAGTTGATGGCCTAATTCACGCATTATGGAATAAGTTTATGTCAGAAGGTAAAATCAACTCGATGATTGGAAATAAAGTAATTCGAAAAGATGTATATCATGACATGAATCCACAAAAATTGTTCAATTATTTCATTCAATTGCACGAGACAGAGACAAATATGTTAAATTTAAATCAAACACTACTATTGTTCACGAACATGAAATCAAAACCGGTTTTATACACATACGACTCACTTTTGATTGATTTCTGCACAGAAGATGGAATTGAATTGGTGAACACCATTAAAAATTCGTTGGAAAGTGGTGGAAAGTTCCCGACTAAGGTTTTTGGGGGGAAAAACTATCACTCATTGGTCAACATTACGAATAAGTTTTGATTTCGATAGATATTTATAAATAACGAAATACGACTTTGGAGATGTATGTATGAAGTTTAACATAGACGATGTTATACAAGAAATATCCTACCTTACAGAAACTGGCATCATCGACCTTTCTGATGAAAAACACATTTTATTACTCAAAGAAGTATTGGCCTCAAATGGTTTATCACAAGAATTTATCAATGAGTACACACAAAATGCGTATGTTTCGTGGTCTAAGTTAATGGAAACCGAAAATTCGGAAGTATCTGTACAAGCTAAAAAACTTGGGTTGAAACACGTTGGATATGGATACTATGCAGATAAAGGTGGGAATGTTACCTATAAAAGTGATAAAGGTAAGTTAATAAAACTGTCTGGGAAAGAAAGTAAGACTCGAACGGCTATGCATCAACAAAAGAAATCTAGTGGTGCGAAATCCAAAGAAGATGCATTGAAAAAGACGCTTGGGAAAGAAAAACCACAAAAACCAACTCAAAACATTTTCACAAAAACATCTACTATATTAAAGGATGTAGAAAGAGCAAACAAGAAGGTAAAAGAAATCGCCGTGTCATTAAAATCGGTGCCATTTAAATCTGCGTCTGATAAAAAGGTTGTATTATCGGTGTTAGATGGTGTTCGAAAGGGTGAATTTGAACCACTCAAAAAATATGCAAATATAGTTAACCAATATATTAGGGTTGGTGGAAATCCAGAAGATGCTAAAATATATATTGCAACTAAGGTGCCAAATAATTTTAATCAGGGATTTAGACATAAAGTAGAAAGTATTGGAAAAGAATTGAGGGGGTTACTAACAAAATTTGGTATGAAGTCTGCGGAAACCACCACTACTGGTGGTAAAGCGTCGGTGGTTAAAAGTAAAATGTTTTCTGCAGGAAAAATGTTTTCTGAAAAAAACGAGGTAGGCCCCATTGGTGTTAAAAAAACCGAAACCTCATTATCAATGGGAGAACATACTGTATACAAATTGACAGAACCACAATTTCAAACGTTAGTAGAAACGTCGTTGATTGAAATTTATAAAAAACGTGGGTCTGAGAATCCTCAACGAGATGCCCAATTCACTATGAGGGCGGTTAGGAAACACAATGAATTATTAAATCGTTTAAGTGAAACGTTGAATGAAAATGTATTATTCATTCAACCAGTTCCTGGATTAGAACCAACTACACCAGAGAATAGGAAAAAAATAGTAGACGCTACTTTAGATAAACTATTAAATACTACAAAAACCATTTTTGGCAAGAATCCATCAAACGATATACAAGAAATTATGCTTGGAATATCGGCATTAAAAGCGTCCAACAACTTTGAAACCGATTCATTAAAGATTTTAACCAAAATTGCAAATTCACAAGAATTTACAAAAGGAGCGGCAGATATTGCGGAAATATTTACATATACTAGAAGACTAAATTCTGACCAAATAGCATATTTACCGGCACAATCTAATTTTCCACTCGCTGATATTATTTCAATGTCACCGTTGAAATTAACAGCCGGTTCTACCGCAGAGGAAATAGTAAGTGCAGTACAGTCTATATTTGTGTCGTTTGATTATAGGTCGGTTAAAAAAGGTGAAGGTGGTGCATCTGCCACAAACAATAAAGTAAATTTAAGTATCTTTAAATCTAAAGATACTCGAAGACAACTATCACGATTGTTAGATACAACAAAATCAATTTGGGATGAAAAAAGTCCTGATGTTGCGTTTGGGGTTGTAAAATCTATTGGAGAAGAGGTTGGTGTTGATATTGACTCAATTTTAAAAGACCCAAATACGAATAATACAATCAATACACTCATTGGGCGATATAAAAACACCATTCATAATAAAGACGTATTTAAAAAACAATTGATTGTACACAATGTGTGCGGAAAATTAATAGAACAAATTTACAATAAAGATATAGATATACAGTTATTTTCAAACGAACGATATAAAGAAAGTAAACGAGAAATGTCCCTTAGTATCACAGACGGTATACATTCTATATCAGAACTTCAATTTATATTGGATATTGGTAAATTTAATCCAGAAAGTGGAAAACCAGAAACCGCATACGCTACGCGATTTCATCCAAAAGAAGTTGAATAGTGGGTTACGGAGAATATGAATGAAAACACAATTATTGTGTTCTTTTTGTAAAAAAAATGATGTGCAAGAAACGGTGGATTTGATTTTGCAAACGTATGCAGTAGTATTTGACAAAATTTTTGTATTGAAAAACGTTGACAATCAAAAAGAACTTATGGTTACATACAACATTGATGTAGCCGATGGCCAACCACAAACCATGTTAGAAAACACCATTTCATTGCATCGAAAAAAGGAAACCAATACACTGTATACAATCAATGCGTTGAATTACGTAATCGCATTATTAAACGATGGTGTTGTGAATAAATCGTTTCCCATGCCATGGGAAAATTACAAAAATTGTTTGTTACTTGCGAATGAAAATGGATTAAAACAAATTAATACAGAAATTGCAGAGGTTATAAAAATAGTCAGAGAGTAATCACATTTTTATCTTGACTTTCTCGAAATTTTTAGTTATATTGTATCCACTTATTATACACTTCTGGTCGCCGCTACTTTTACCAGCCTACAACATTTGACAGACAAAAAATTGTTTATTCATTGACAGATTTTTGGAAAACTGGCAGATACTTATTAGTACAGTTCGTCATTAAATAAATCGGACGTGGTTATATTAGGTTTATGACTGACAACTACTAATTAAACATTACTAATTAACAAATATGGAGATTTACTATGATACATATCAAAGTGGACTTGGAAAAAGTCCGTCAACGATTGCAACAAATCAAAAATTCCACAGCAAAACAAACCAATTTATACAAGCCGAAACCTGGCAAAACACAAATTCGCATTCTTCCCTACAAATTCCAACCGAATTACCCATTCATTGAATTGTTTTTCCATTATGATTTGGGGAAGAAACCGATTTTGTCACCATCAACCTTTGGTGAACCAGACCCATGCATTGAGTATGCGGAACAGTTGAAACGAACAGGAAGCAAAGAGGATTGGCTCCTTTCCAAAAAACTTGAACCAAAAATGCGTGTGTTTGCTCCAGTGGTAATTCGAGGCGAAGAAAACGATGGTGCTAAGTTTTGGGGATTTGGTAAAACGGTTTATCAAGAATTACTAACCATTATTGATGATACAGACTATGGAACGATTTATGACCCAATAGAAGGGAGAGATTTAACAATAGAATTTATCCCAGCCGAAGATACTGGTAAATCGTATCCAGATACAAAAATTTTGGTAAAACCAAAAATCACTCCATTAACAGAAAATGCAGAGTTGATGAAGAAACTTTTGGAAAACCAGAAGGATATAAACGATATTTATACCAAACCATCATATGACGAATTAAAGGCCATTTTACTCAAATGGTTGAATCCAGAACCGTCCGAAGAAGACGCTGGTGATGATGTACCAACACCAAATACGTCTACAGACGAAGGTAATGATGATGGGGTTCCTGCAAGGTCAACAAAAAAGACTCCAAAGAAGGTTGTTGAGGGTGTAGAAGATGTTGGTGCGGCGTTCGATGAATTGTTTGCAGAAGCAGACGGTTCAAAAAAGTAAACAACACTTTCAGTTACATTCATTGATGATTGTGGGAGTATGGTGAAACTATATTCCCACTTTCATTTTACATTTTGGAGGACTTATGAAGAAAAGTAAATTGCGTGGAAAGGGCGTATCGAAACCGACAACAACACGCGATGCGTTAGCCAAAACACTCGCCGAAAATCTCAATAAACAATTCAAAGAATTTAAAGCTGCCCATTTCTTAGATGGTTCGGAGGAAGTGGCAGCATCCACTAATGTAGTTGATTGGATTTCAACAGGTGATGATATTCTTGACTTGCGAATTTCCAATAGACCAAATGGTGGTATTCCTGTAGGGAAGATTACAGAGATATTTGGTGCAGAGAGTTCTGGAAAGTCATTGTTACTTTCACAGATGATTGCAGAAACACAAAGACGTGGTGGTGTTGCTGTATTAATTGACACCGAATCGTCTGCCCAACCGGAATTTCTTAAAGCGATTGGTGTAGACTTATCAAATTTATTGTATTTGCAATTAGATACGGTTGAAGAGGCCTTTGAAGCGGCAACAACCATTATCACAAATGTTCGTGAGAAGAACAGAGACCGTTTGGTGTTCATTGCAATAGATTCTATTGCAGGCGCATCAACAAAAATTGAAATGGAACAAGATTTTGATAAAGAAGGATTTGCAACGGCAAAAGCGTTAATTCTATCAAAAGCAATGAGAAAGGTAACAAACCTTATTGCAAAACAAAGAATTGCATTTGTTGTTACGAACCAAATTCGTACAAAACTTGGAGTAATGTTTGGTGACCCGGATACCACACCAGGGGGTCGTGCTGTTGGATTCCATTCATCAGTACGAATAAAATTGTCGAATTTAGGTAAGTTGGAAGTTGGAAAAACCGGTGCAAAAGAAGCGATTGGTGTGAAATCAAAAGCATATATTAAGAAAAATCGTGTAGGCCCACCGTTGCGACATTGTACGGTGGAGATGTATTTCAATCGCGGTGTTGATAAATATGCAGGGTGGATTAATGGATTGAAAGCAAAAGGTCTTGCAGAAGTTTCTAGTGGAAAAGCGCCAACCGTTACAATTCCTTCGTTGAAATTGAATATTCTGACAAAGAAGTTTGAAGAAACAATGAAAACGGATGCAGAAACAAGAGAGAAAATATACAAATTGATTTGTGACGAATATATTATGAAATATAACGGAGAAGAATCGTTTGAAGTAGAGGATATTTCTATTTCAAATGAAACAGAAGAGGATTAAACCCATGAAAAAGAAATATATGGAACTTTTTTCTCAGTTAAAAGAGAATCTAAATGAAGTTCCAAGCAAAGATTCCATAAATTCTCGTGTACTCATAGTGGACGGTCTCAATCGGTTTATCAGTTGTTTTATAGTTATTCCTGTTGTCAATGAAGATGGATTTCATGTTGGTGGACTTGGTGGCTTCTTAAAATCACTTGGGTATGCAATTGAAGTAATGAAACCTACCCGAGTGATTGTTGTATTTGATGGTAAAGGTGGTTCGTTGCGTAGAAAGAAACTATACCCAGAATACAAGGAACGCAGGTCACCATCATTGAAGTTTAGCCGATTGGATATTTTTCAAAACCTCGAACATGAAAAAGAATCCATGCACAAACAAATGTTAAGATTGGTGCAATATCTTAGTTGTTTGCCCGTAACCATGTTTGCGGTTGATAACGTTGAAGCGGATGATGTGATTGCATACATTACGGGCATGTTGGACGGTACAAACAAAACATTTATTATGTCAACTGACAAAGATTTTCTACAATTGGTTTCTGATAATGTTGAGGTGTGGAATCCAATGAAGAAAAAGATATATACAAAAGAAGCAGTAAAAGAAGATTATGGTGTCCCGGCCGAAAACATGTGTTTGTATCGAGCAATTAATAGTAAGGGTGACAAATCGGACAATATCAAAGGTGTGCGTGGGGTGGGTGAAAAAACGCTATTGAAGAAATTTCCATTGTTGTTCGAAAACGTATCTGTTACAATAGATGATGTATTGAATTATGCAAAAGACCACTTGGACGAAAATGATGTTGTGTACAAACGTGTATATGAAAGTGGTGATATCATAAAACGAAATCATGCATTGATGCAATTGTCAGATTCAGACATTTCTGCTACAACAAAAACCAAAATCTTTGAAAAATTGAGACAACCAATTAACACATTGAAAAAAATGGACATTTTACGATTATTCAACGAAGATAAATTGTGGTCAAGCATACCAAATTTTGATTTTTGGTTACGAAGTAAGTTTTTAGTACTAGACCGTTTTGCGGCTTTGTCACATAAGGAAATGTAATATGATTGTTGATGTAAATAACATAGAAAGTTTTGATAGTCTTGGCCGCGGTTTCAAAATAAAACTGATTGCACTTTTATTGTTTGATAAGGTGTTTTTGCAACAAATTATTGATATCATGAAAAAAGAATATTTTGAAGACGAAGCGGCTCAATGGATTGTCGAACAGATTTACAAATATTTTATCGAATATAAATCTACTCCACCCGTTGATGTTATGGCGGTTATGGTGAAAGGTATAACTGTAGAGGAATTGCAAAAATCGGTTATCGAGACATTGAAAGATGCGTACAAACATTCTGATACGAGCGAATTACAATTCATTAAAGACAATGCAATTGAATTTTGTAAAAATCAAGAACTTGTATCTGCTGTTTATGATTCAGTTGGTTTGATTAAAGGTAGACAATATGACCAAATGCGTATTCGAATGAATAATGCGTTTAAGGCCGGTTCTGATAGAAACATAGGACACATATACAAAGATTCATTAGAAGAACGAATGAGTGAACTTGCACGAGTGTGTGTACCTACCCCGTGGGATGTGATTAATGATATCACACAAGGTGGTTCTTCTGGTGGAGATTTATTTGTAATTATGGCCCCGCCAGGTATTGGAAAATGTGTTGGCCCAAATACCAAAATTGATATTCAATATGAACAAATTGGCATAGAAGTAGACGGGATACTAAAATGGTATGACCCGTGGGATTTATCATCGTAACAGGGGCTAGTATTAGTAAGACTATATAAAATAATAATTCTTTATATTTATAATAAATGGAGAATTATTATGAAGATGTTAACTTGTAAAATATGTAATAAAAATAAATTAAAATCATTAATTTCTCACATAACACGTGTACATAAAATATCTGTATCAGATTATAAGAAAATTTATAAAACAAATATTGTTCATTTACAACCACCACTATCTATAGACAGTATTCAAAAAATAAAAAAAACATTAGAACAGTTGTGGTCAAATGAAAATTTTAAAAAGAAACAAAGAAAATATTCTAACAGATGTGTAGAATATTGGATTGCTAAAGGATATGATAAAGCATCAGCAAAAAAAATATTGTCAGAAAATGCTAAAAGAGACCAAAAGAAATTTATGAATAAATATTCAAAACTAGAACGGAGAAAATTTAGAACACGTTGTATTGAATATTGGATAAATAGGGGCTACTCGAAAATCGAAGCCGAACAAAAAATATCAAAACGTGCCAGATTAGATTCTGAGAGGTCAAGAAAATTTTTTGGTAAACATCATACAATAAAATCGAAGCAAAAAATATCACAAAAAATGATTGAGGTGGTTAATCATATCGGTGTAGATAAATTTATACAAAGATTCCCATCAGGAATTAGAAGTAAGGGAGAGAATAATTTATTTCTTTATATAAAAGAAAATATAAATCCAAATGTAATAGCGAACCCAACGATTCTAAATAAAATTCCTGACATGATTGTTAGCAAAAAAATCATAGAATTTTTTGGAGATTTTTGGCACGCAAACCCTATATATTTTAAATCTTCTGATGTAAATAAATTTGGAATAAAAATACGCGATATTTGGAAACGAGATAGTTCCAGAATAAAATATTTCAAAAGTCGTGGTTATCGCGTGTTAATCATATGGGAATATGATTGGAAAAATAAAAGAGAGTTGATGATTGAAAAAATAAGGAATTTTTTGAAATGAAATATATAACAAGAACAATTAGTAAAACGGTGGCCATAAAAGACTTATTTGATAATCTGAAAATAGAAAACAAAGAACATTCAAATAAAATTCCGAATTTTAGTTTAAGAGTAAAAACTCCATATGGTTATAATGAAATTGTTAATTTATTTAGAACAGAATTACAAGAAACGACAATGTTGTATTTTTCTAATAATAAAACATTAAAAACTTCAAAAAAACATAGATTGGTTAAAAATGGTGATTGGGAATTTGTAGAAAATATACATGTTGGTGATTTTGTAGAAACGGATGTGGGGATAACAAAAGTTAAAAAGAAGATAGTGAAAAACAAAAAAGAAATTCTATATGATATTTCTGTTAAAGATGTAAATTGTTATTATAGTAACAAAATACTATCACACAATTCTTGGTCATTAGTAACAGTTGGCGCTCATGCAATGAAACGTGGGTTGAATGTTGTTCATTATACAATGGAGTTGAACGAAAATTATGTTGGTAAACGTTATGACGCACATCTCAGTGGAATATCCGGTCAAAATCTCAAATATCACAAAGAAGATATAGTCAAAGCGATTGACAACGTTTCAGGTAATTTGATTGTAAAATACTATCCACCAAAGGGTGCAACGGTCAATACGATTCGAGCCCATTTTGACAAATGTATTATGACAGGTTTCAAACCCAATTTGGTCATTGTGGATTATGCAGATTTACTTCGTAGTGTGACTGCAATGAAAGAAGTTCGTCATACAATAGAAAATATTTATGAAGATTTACGAGCGTTTGCAGGTGAGTGTGCGATACCAGTGTGGACGGCAACACAATCAAACCGTTCGAGTATGGAACAAGATATCATTAGCGCAGACAATGTGGCAGAAGCGTTCAGTAAAATAATGGTTGCAGATTTTATCATGTCACTGTCAAGAAAAATTACTGATAAAGTTGCAGGTACAGGACGGTGGCACATTGTAAAAAATAGATTCGGACCAGATGGTATGACATTTCCATCGAAAATAAATACATCAATGGGTAGTATTCAAATTTTTGAAGAAAGTACATCATCTGGTAAAGATACAAAACAACAAATGGATAAAGGTAATTTGTATGTTCGCAAATTATTGAAGAAAAAATATGATGAATTAAACAATGGCAACAATGAACTTCAATTGGGTGAAAGAGTAAAAGTTGGCCCTGTTGATAAGTTTTCTGGTTTTGAAGAATGATTCTAATTATATGTATACAGGAAATCGGAGATATACATGGTGAAATTTGAAGATGTAAAGAATGTAACTACAGATGAATATTTTAATGGTAATCAGTTTTCAATAGACGCATTTAATAAAAAGTACACCGTACATGACAAGGAAACATATGTTCAGGCTATTAAACGTGTGTGTGATTACATTGCCTCGGTAGAAAAAACAGAAGAATTAAGAACGTATTGGTCAGAACGTTGGTTTGATGAAATTTTTGACGATTGGTGGCACCCGGCGGGCTCTATTATGCAAGGGGCTGGTAGTGGTAGAAAAATTAGCCTTGCCAACTGCACGACCATCTCATTGGGTCTCATTGACGAAGATGTTGAGTGGGATAATTTAGAGTCCATCATACGAAATACGACATATACAGTTGCAAAGACCGCAGCTTACCGTCAAGGTTTGGGTGTGGATTTTTCAAGATTGCGTCCGAGTGGTGCGACAATTCTTAATTCAGCAAATGAATCAACAGGCCCAGTTCATTGGATGAAGTTTGTTGATTCGGTTGGTTATTATGTCGGGCAGAAGGGAAGAATCCCCGCAATGTTGTTTAGTCTCTCCATTAAACACCCAAATATAGAACAATTCATTACAGTCAAATCTGATTATACCAAAATTCAGAATGCCAACATCTCTGTTCAAATTACGAAAGATTTTTATAAGGCCGTTGAAAAGGACGAAGATTGGGAATTGAAATTTGTCATTCCTGGCGTCAAACGTGGTGACAAAATATACGTTGATGAACACTCTGCAACAATGATTTGTGAAAAGGACAAAGTTGGTTATTACTATATAGCAACACATGACAAATCAAAAGAAGTAATTTCAAAGATAGTTAAAGCAAAAAAGATTCTGGAATTGATTGCAAAGAACATGTATCAGAATGGAGAACCGGGTATTCAAAATATTGACATAGCTCGTAAGTATTCAAATTCTGATTATGTATTTGATGAAAATGATGAATATGATTCGAGAATTATTTCTACAAACGCATGTAGTGAACAATATCTTTCTAGAGAAAGTTTGTGTGTTTTATCATCTATTAACATGGGAAAATTTTCTGTTATTCCAAATATGTATCAGGCCGAACTATCAAAAATCGGTGAATCTATATTACGATTTTTGGATAACGTCAACGAGTGCGAATTACAATATAAAACATATGCAACTGCACATCAAAAACTTGCTATTGAAAAATTAAGACGAGTGGGTGCGGGTGTTACAAATATTGGAGAGTGGTTGTTTAAATTAAATCTCGAATACGATTCTGATGGTGCGTCTGAAAACGTTGAAGAATTTATGAAGTGGTACAATTATGTATTGTACAAAACATCTCAAGAATTAGGTAAAGAAAAGAATAATTTTGGGTTGTTTAAACATAGTAAATTTATAGAATCACCATTTGTACAACGAATGATGAAGATGTTTCCTGATTTGGATTTTAAGACAATGCGGAATGTTACATGTAGTTCGATAGCGCCAACAGGTACATTATCACTTATGTTTCGAAATATGGTATTTAGTTATGGTGTAGAACCAGGGACAGGAATGTACTCGTGGAAACGAACCCGTATTTCTGGAAAGTATGAATACTATTTCATTGTTCCAAGTATTGTACGACAAACGTTTGAGATGGCAGGTTTCAAGATACCAATGGAAACTGATACGGTGAAAGATACGTGGGACGGTTCTATCGGAAAACCGATTGCAAAATTTATTGACGAACATCGAAAGGAAGTAGGAATCAAATTTACAGATGCAGTTGATATTAAAGCCATTGATAAGTTAAAACTCATGTCCCGATTAATGAGGTGGGTAGATTCTTCTATTTCTACTACATACATGTTATCTGAAAAGTCTACATGGAAAGATGTGTATAATTTCATTTTGGAAGCAAATCAAGGTGAGATAAAGTCGTTGGCCGCATTTCCAAATAGAAAGATGTATGGTATCATTTCTCAAATCCCATTCAAAGAACTTGCGACTAATTTGAAAAACGAAGGTGTACAAATTCACCCACAAAACTTCTCTCCAGAAGAACAAGAACAAATGAATATCTACGATGTTCGTATTACAGCATCGAACAACGCCCCAAAACGTCCGAAACGGATAGATGCAGATATTTATAATGTTACGGTGAAAGGTGAAAAGTTTTGTGTGGCCATCGGATTACTCAACAACGTACCATACGAAATTTTTTGTGGTCATTTGAATGGATTAGGATTCAAATTCCAATATAAGAAGGGTTACATCGAAAAAGTAAAACGTGGTCAATACAAATTGGAAATTGGTGAAGATATTGAAATTGAAGATTTCAGTAAACAATTCACTCCAACGGAAAAAACAACATTTCGATTGGTATCTACGAGTTTGAGGCATGGAGTTCCATTGAACTTCGTTGTAGAACAATTGGAAAAAGCTTCAGATGATATGTTTTCAATGACGGCGGCTGCCGGTAGAGTATTGAAGAAGTATATCAAAGAAGGAACAACAATGTCGGGTATGAGTTGCCCCGTGTGTCACGGGATGGTAGAATATGGGAATGATGGATGCGCTCATTGTACACAATGCGATTGGCAACGGTGTAATTAAACAAAACTATCTTATATTTATTAGATATGGGGTTTCTGTTAATCTAACCAATCGAGAACTATAGTGGACAATATTACATTCTACAAAGATAGTCCAAGTTTATTTGAAGTCGAAGTTAAAATTGAAGGTGCATCATTAAATGAATCTAAAGCAAGATTACTTTTAGAATTTGACAATGAACACACATTACTGTTCAATGGGACTATAAATAGTGGTGGCATCTGCAAAGTAACAATTCCTGCCTTGAAAGAAATCAAAAAGTCGAGTGGCCGAGCAATATTAGAAATCATTGCAGACGATACTTACTTTGAACCCTGGAAATCACAGTTCGATATACAGAACAAAAAGAGTATTAAACTTGTATCCGAAGCAACTATCAGTTCGGTTGCAAACAACAAAAAAATTGTTGTGAATGTTCAACCAACAAAGAAATCGGTTCTTACAGAATCAAAAAAAGAAAAGAAATTGTTGGATGGTATTTTGAAAGAAACGTGTTCTCCTGAAGATAGACATCGTATTAAAACTGTGTTGTCGAATTTTACTAAATTACAAAAAAACAAAAAAGAAAGGTTGATGAAAGAATTAAAACAATATGACCCTGAGTTAACAATAGTGTCGTGGGCATCAAAAGTGTTTAAAGATTCTTCAACTATGGTTGCTAAATATTGCATGAGACTTACTGAAAAATAAGTTATAATCGGAGATAGTAATGCCGGCGATTCAGGGGTATGAAATTACACAATTAACAACAGAATTTAGTAGTATCCAACTTGAACTACCAACACATCAAGTAGGAGACCTTTTATTGGCGTTTGTTGGAAAGGATGTATCGAGTTCAGGAAACTGGACCATCACAAGTGCATCTAATTGGACTATTGGTGGACAAGGAAATGACGGTATTGGTAGTAGTTGTGTTTGGGGATATAAAATAGCATCATCTTCGGCAGAAGTTTTGCCAGTATTCCAACAAAGTGGTATTGATTCTATATTAGGAATTGCAATTTGTGTCCGAGGTGTTCATCAATCGTCACCAATAGACAATTCCAATGGAAATGGAATGAATAACCGTTCTATAGTAACACGTGGTGTAATAAGTTCGCCTGGAATAATAACAAATTATAATAATTCACTTGTCTTTTATACTGTTGTGGAATCCGACGGATTAGGCCCAACACCATATCCAGGAATACAAAGAATCATGTCTGATGATACTGCAACGGTTGGGTTGAGTGTTGGTTGGACGTTTGCACCCACCGCTACAACAGTACCATCGCACAGTTTTTATATTGCAGGCGTTCCACTTTCTGGGTCATCTTTTGCTGTGGCTGTTAGAGATGATACATCCGGTTCATATAAACCAGCATATCATAATCTAGACGTATCTATGTCATATGATTTGAACCCATTAACTGGCACAGCATATCCAGTTAGTGGTTCGTGGGGCACGGCATTAACAATTAGTACTATAGGTTCTAAAACAACGGTATTTGATGCCATCGGTAATACTGCCGATTCCGGTGTAAATCCATTTCATGCGAGTTCTGGACTCACACCCGCTATAACAAGTAATTTAGGCGGTACTCAGTTTAATATACCAACCGCTAGTTATTGGAACGTAACAAATGGTATTATAATTGGAAGTCACATGTATGCTACACCTCGCGATTATATTGATTGTGGATTCGTTAAAACCGGTGGAACACAAGTCGTTTTAGCAGACCCACAAAATGGGTATAAAAGTTGGATGATAGCCGCACAACGAGCAAAAACAACTTTCCCAGATTATAGAAATTACTATGCATTCCAACCCAACGCAACCGTTTTTACGGGATTTGCAACGAGCAGTGTTGCAATGACACTAACACAAATCAACAAAATAATGTGTTTAACAACATGCCCACTTGGCAATGCCGCCGATAGATTTTCTCAATTTGTATTGGCAAATGTGGTTAATGTAGTTGGGGGAAGTTCTACATACCCAATATCGTTTTCTGATTTCATAGGAACTTTGAATGGATATGTTATGCCATTCGCTCGATTACAAGGCGATGGTGCCTCTCTTATCTATGTTCCTGTGGTAATTGGTGATAAAAATAAAGCAACACAAATGGAAATGAAAAACTTTGCTATTCAATTTCCGAGAATAGCGGTTTCTCAATCTGGTTATTTAGATTATCATGCAGATAGTAATTTTGCCGGTATTACATTTATGAGCAAAGCTGGTGATAGTATTAAAGTTCAAGACAGTATTATACAATCGTCTTCCCCTTGGCGATTTGAATTTTCGTCAAGTCTAAATACATCGTCAGTGTGGAATTTTTCTGGATTAACAGTTATTGGTGGTACACCAACGTTGCGAAATATAGGAACTGCGTCTGATGCTGGATTTTATAATATGTCATTTATTGATTGCGATGTTGTTAAACAAAATGGTGCCACAATAACATCGTGCATCATACAAACGACTACGCACGAAAGTTCATCACTACAATCAAACAACCCATCATTAATTTCATATTGTAATTTTATATCAGATGGAACAAAACATGGAATCGAAGTTACCGTAACGGGTAGTTATACATTTGCAGGAAATACTTTTACTAATTTTGGTGCAAGTGGTTCTACAAGTGCATCATTATACAATAAGTCGGGTGGTTATTTGTCACTGAATATCGTTAATGGTGGTGATATTCCTACATATAGAAATGGCCCTGGAGCAACGACAGAAATAAGTGCATCAATAACACACACATTAACGGGCATAATATCGGGTTCTGAGGTCACATATGTATCAAAATCCGAATCCGATGCTCCAATAGAAATATATCATGTGGAGTCGGTTGGTGTTGGTGGAACTACATCGTACACTTATAATTATGAATATGACCGAACTGTTAATATATACATTTCAAATTTGGGATACCAGTGGTTAAACTTGGAAGATTTAACACTTTCTAACTCAAATGTAAGTATTCCAGTTCAACAACAAGAAGATTTATATTACTACAATCCAACGTAATTTTTACTTTTTTATCATATTTATAATAGATGAAAGGACTATATTATCTATATAACTTTGGAGATTTTGAATGGCAAAAATCATCGACCCAGATGCGTTATCACGGGGTACAGAAATTGATTATGGAACAACGGGTTCTGTTGCAACAGGTGAAAAATCAATAACACTTCGTGTTGCTGGTAATTTGGACGATAACTCACCAGGAAAAACGTCTGGAACTACGTTACAGGCTGTGTATTCAAAATGTAAAGAATTGTGGCAATCACAAACCGATTTGAACAAGTTAAAATTTCCACTTAAAGCAATTACGGAAGTGAAATTTGACATATATAATGGTTGGGTGTGGTTTGACCAACAAACAAAAGATTTACTTCGTGACGGTGGTTGGTCATATTTGAGTTCGAGTGCGAACATTATTACACAACAATATATGGGCGTTTCAACTCTTGGTTCGTTTGCATCCGGTTCACACAAAGCATACATTCAACAAGTTTCTCTCAATAATGGAAAAACAGGTCCAACCGCATCCATTGACAAAACTGGAGAAGTAAACGAACCAATTTTTATTTATAACAATGGTGTATTTAATTATAGAACATTCTTCAAAATTTTCTTGAGAGAAAGAACTTCTACGGCGGGTTATTCATATGCAGAGTCGGATTTGCTTACAGACCAAGACTTAACCACACTTACATATGCTCTGTATAAAATTCCTCTATCAAATGCGTCTGACCCAAAAATTTCAGAAACAGATACTAACATTTCATCATCCGCTCCATATAAATTCATGGCGATTGATTATCTTAGTGGTTCTATTTATGAAACATATGTACCACCAAATATAAACCCAGCAAAAACATATTACCCGTGGAACGTTGTGTATAGTGGTTCTCGTTGGTATAGAATGAAAGGAACGGCCGCATCATCTGGTGGAAATCCAAATCCATCGTCTTCACTTGAGTGGCAATCATTCCCAGGCGAAAAACAAATTGGTACTGCGTATTATGCATTTGATAGAATTGTGAGTGGTAGTGGTGGAACTGTACAAAAAATTTACGAATGGTTGCAATGGCAACTTCGTCAAAACACCAACATCAATGATAATTTGACCGGCGATGGATACGGATATATTACAGGTTCAACGGCCGACTTATTTGCAACATTCGTTGGCGACAACATGAATACAAAACCGGGTGTCGCAATAAACGGTTTTGATTTAAACGATACAAACAATCTTACGCAATATGATATTACTGTGAATACAAGTGGTTCTACATCAACTGCACGAGTATACCCGTTCGTATCTGCTGGTACTATCGTATTTAATTCTGTATTAATCGGAGATGCGTCTTCTGCATTCAAGATGTATTTCTTGAATGATGATGCTGGTGTTAATTTGGGCCGAGATTATGATACAATCAATGCAATGATTGTAAGTAAATCAGATGGACTAACTCCAATTACAGGGTCGGTTGTGAATGGTAATATGATTACAAACACAACGTTTACATATGATTATGATTTTAACGTTCAACGTGGTAGTTCTTCATCTGGTTCAAATGCGCCAGTGGTTGTAGCGGCGAGTGGTTTGTCGAGTGCAGAATGGGTATTTGCACAATTCACAATAACACGCGCAACAGGTCTTAACTTCCCCGTTAACGCTGCCGAAGAACGTAACTATGCAAATCCATAATAGTTGATGAGGTATTTAAATTATGAAAATTGGCGAAAAAATTAAATCATTAGATAGACAGCAAGTTCGTTATATGTTGTATCGTTTAAAAAATGGTAGAGCAGAAACCACTGATGTATATAAACAACTAATTGATTGTATATCATCTCAACCCGGATTTGATGGTTGGGAACACTTTTCGGAAACGTGGGATGTTGCTACCGATACTCCACTAAAAGTTGTAAAACGAAGATTTACTATGGAAGAAGAATGGGATTCTATAGTCAGACAACATGTAACATTTATACGATAAGAATAAACATGAAGAGCAATAACCAATGGCAACAGTTACTTACGATACGACAAACAAACTTCTTGTTCTCGACCAAGTAGCGCCAGATGGTGATAATCGTGTAACACTTCAGGTAAAACGAGATATATATTCAGACGCAAAACGACAATGGTTATCGAATCCTACATTATTTAAACTAGAATTTCCATTTTTCGCAGTTGGTGGTTTCGATTTGGGAAATGGTGTGTTATCAGGAACAGATTACTTTCTTAGTAATGACGTTTGGAAAGTTAAACCGTATGAAGCAGACCACGAATTAGCACTACAAGGTAATTTGCGAGGGTCAAATCCAACCGCATCACTTTTTGTAACGACAACTGGCGCATATACGGTTACGATTATCTATGAACGTTCAAGTTTGACACAAGTTGTAACGAATAGTCCTGAACAATTACAATCGTTTGCAGACGCAATGTGGGACGAACCATTATCAGAACATACAGGGTCAGGAACATCAGGACGAGCATTATCTGACGTAAGTGGTAGTTCGAGCGCAACACCGGCCGCAATCGCAGCTGCAGTATGGAACGAACCTACTGCTAGTTATGCAACAAGTACAACATTTGGATATAAAGTAGGTACACAAGTTCCAATGGATGTTCAACTGATTTTGTCGTTGGCCGGCAAGAAAAACTTTAGATTGGTTAATCCAACATACGATGCAAACGGTAAATTGGAAACGGTTACGATTCGTTCTTTTGGAAATCCATCAGATGCACAAAGTAATTCAAACCCAACCGCACAACTTGCCGTAAGTGCTAGTTATGACGGTAGTGGAAATCTTTCTGACTATGTTGTAGTGAACCTCTAATCATGGATGCATTACAGTTAACAACGGGTGGACTCGTTGGAGTGCCACGGGCGGTAACACTTTCTACACATGGTTATATCTACGATGTTCTTATCGAAGAATTTCCGATAGAAGTAACAAAAACAGGAAAGGGTGTTCCAGAAGAGGTTGGCGACAGAAAGAAGAAACGTAAGAAAACAATTAAGGTTACGGTTATATTCAAAGGAAAGAAATACATTCGAACAAAGATTGTAAACGAAGATGTAAAGGTGACACCAAAAGATGTGAAAGTAAAGATAAAAGAAGGTGTTATTAAAGGTATTCGAATATCTGTGAAATCTCCAAAAGTGAAAAAATAGTTCTTGATTTTGTCAAAATAATTTGTTATATTATACACGTATTATACACACATAAGGAGTATTGGTTATGTATCTAGAAATTTCTCCACGTCAAACAGGAAAAACCACTCGTTTATTACAATCCGTTAAATCATTTTTGTGTGAAATCCCAACGGGAATTGCACATGTGATATCACACAGTCGCGCGAGTTCTAATTATTTGAGAGATAGGGTTTTAAAGGAAATGCCTGCATTTTTAAATGGGATTAGATTTGCATCGTGTAATGATGTTGACGTGTTTTATTTATTACACAACGGAAACCCTGTTTGTAATAAACTTTTTTGTGATGAATTTGCGTTTTTTAATTCCAACTTTTGGAATCATGTAAAGAGTGAAAAAGTAGAATGGGGTTATTTTTGTAGCACGGCAAACAAATCGTATAAATTAAATGAATTGACACTTTCGCAAGATATTATACCAGTATTACTTAGACATAATGATTTTTCATATGTATGTAAACACAGCGTTGGAGATGTATCTGGATATTTACTTTCTTTACCAAGAGAAGCCTTCGAACTAGAAATTTTAGGAAATTTTATTCACTAAAGGTTATTTATGCCGTTATCAAAACAAACAACATTCCACCCACTGTATGGAAGGCGTGTATTACACGTTCTTTCTCCCGTGCGATGGAGTGGTCAAAAATTTATACATTCCGCAGATTCAAATTATAGGGTAGTAGAAAAAACAATTTCCTGGCTCCCATTCTGCCATCACTACGTACTTTTACCTGCATCAAATGATATTGTGGGAGATAGTATGGAGTGGGGAGAAGACATGACCGTTGATAACATCACGTATATCAAACATCCATATCCAGCAAGTGTTCTGTATAATCGTTCATTTTTTGATAGTAAATCATTTCTCAAATACGTTCAAATACATCTTAGAGAAATTGATATAGATTTCGTATTAATACACCAACCTGAATTACTCTACAATGTAGAAGCTGCATTACAAGTCGCAAGGATTGGGCCTTGTCTCAAAAAGTTTTCATTTTTCCATTGGATTGATTCACCCGCATCAAAACCCATCGAAGATTATCCAGAAGGATATTTTCGTCATTTGGAAGCAATCACACTATCCGATAAAGTGTTTTTCCATTGTGGAGCATCAAAAGAATATCTTGCATCAAATTGGAAGAAACCACAAATCACACAAGGTTTGAATAATGAGTATCTTGATAAAAAAGTAACGTATATGCCATTGTCAAGTGTAATGAGATGGGATGAAACAGAAGAAACGCCGATTCCATTACCCAACGGAAAACGAATACTTGTATTCAATCATAGATGGAACAATTCAACAGGAATTTCAAAACTCATTAAATTTACTGAAAAGTTGGATAGGGATAAATACTTAGTTTGGGTTACAGATAAAGACGCAAAACGTCCTAAATCTGGTGACCCAGCGCCAACGTGGATGCACGTAGAAAATCTTACTACAGACAAATACAAATATCTTATTAAACATGCGTATGCAACGTTGACGTTTTTGGACGAATATGCAACGTGGAACATGAGCGTGCAAGATGGGTTGGAATTAGGTACACCTGGTTTAGTAATGAATCATCCTGTTATGGATTGGATTTTGGGAACTGGTTATTTGTGGTATTTTAGTAATCAAGGCGAATTTGACGCAAAACTCAATTCATTAAGTACAATACCATCTTTAGTATGGAAGTTACCAAATCATGATGAACGGTTTAAGAAAAATCTGTTTGAGGCGATGATAGAAAATATACATGTAATGAAGCAAGAACCAAAAGGTTCTCGTGAGTGGGTAAAACACATTTTGGAACTGGGTGATTCCGCATACAAAAGGCATTTGTTATTCAATACACATCCAAAGTTACATGCAGGAAATTCGTGGGAACGATTGCGTAGTTGGTGTATGAACAATGGTGCTGTAGACGACCCGAAGTCTAAGTATACGAGATTGTGGTTTCCAAAAGAAGATGAAGCACGAAAACTAATTGATGGTTTGGATTTGCCTGAAACATTAAAAGACCCCGAATTTACCACACAAAAATCAAGGTTTTGGTAATGAATGTAGATGCACACAAAAATATAGAAAATGTCATACGCTACTACCTGTTATTTTTACCACCACGTGGATGTAAAAGTATATTAGACATTGGTGCGGGTAGAAGTATGCCTTATAAAGGCGTGTTACAATATCGAACCAATAAATATGCATCATTAGACATTCGACAAAACAATAAAGGTTCAATTGACCATGTGGTGGATTTGACAGAAGGTACGACGTTCAAAAAAGGTCAATGGCATTGGGGGTGGTGTTCAGAAGTAATTGAACACATTCCTACAGAATTAAAAGAAATTGTTGTGAAAGAGATTCTTCGTATTTGTAAAAATGTGGTATTTACATTTCCGACACCATTACACAAGTCGTTTCATGACGACCCAGGGCATGTAGAAGTAAAATTGAATCCACGTGAGATTGCGAAGTCTACACATAAATTGTTTTATGATAAGTCAACGAAATCCGGTCGTAATATTTGGATATTTGCACAACGAAACAAACCAATTCTATTTGAAAAAAATGGATTATGTCAAGATGATTGTGATAAATCCAATTTGACATTTTATGTTGACAAGAATAAAAACAAAATATTCACAACACAACAAATACGGTTTTAGGAGATACTACCATTTATACAAACGCATATTACGATAGAGAAAATAACGAAATACACATTTGGGACGATAATCCACAAAAAGGCCATTATACATTCAAACACACGCCTTATGCATATGTCAAATCCAAATCGAGTGTAAGCACTGTATTTTCTGTTTATGGCGAACCGCTAAAAAAAGTCAAGAGGTGGTCAAGACAAGATGAAGAAAATGGGTTGGTGTTTGAATCAGATATTCCTGTATTAACTCGTATTCTTATTGATGAATATACAGATTCGGACGAAGTATCAATAGGTCACAAAGAATTGATATTCGACATTGAAGTTTCATCAGAGAATGGTTTTCCTGATGTTCAATCTGCAACAAACGAAATCTTGTCTATTGCGTGGTACGATAAAGCGGCTAAAATGCAAGGGGTATATGTCCTCGACAAAACACTGAAATATGAAAATTTTGTATTAGAAGACGATACGGTTGTTGAATTCTTTCAGACAGAAGAAGAATTGTTGAGTAAATTTTTTCTTAAATGGACAGAAATACAACCAACAATTGTAAGCGGTTGGAACGTAGAGCGATTCGATATTCCGTATTTATACCATCGGGCTACCGTTGTGTTAGGCAAAGAGATTTCGTTAATGTTGAGTCCGATTCAAAAGATATTGTGGAATGACTACAAACAGATGTATAAGATAGCCGGGGTGGCGGTATTAGACTATCTTGGTCTATATAAAAAGTTTACGTACACACAAGAGTCCTCATATAATTTGGACGCAATTGGGCGCAAAGAAGTCAATCATGGAAAATTGCAATATGGTGGAACGCTTGATAATCTGTTTAAGAATGATATCAAAAAGTTTATTGAATACAACATGGGCGACGTTATCATTGTTAAGAAGATTGACGAGAAAATGAAATTGTTGGATTTGGTAAAATCTATTTGTCACAGAGCGCACGTTCCATATGAAGATGTGTATTATTCATCACGAGTTATTGATGGTGCAATTTTAACATATTTGAAACGATTAGGTATTGTTGCTCCAAATAAAAAATATAAGAGCAATGAGGACGCAGAAGAAGATGGTGTACAATCGTTTACTGGTGCATATGTAAAAGAACCGATTCCCGGTCGTTATTTTTGGATTTATGATTTAGATATGACTTCGTTGTATCCGTCTGTTATCATGTCGTTGAATATATCACCAGAAACAAAAATAGGAAAGATAGAAGATTGGGTACCTGAAACATTTGTGATGGGAAAATCTACAACGCACATGATGCAGGTGAACGAAAAACACCCACGAAAAATTACAACTGATGAAGTACGAGATTTTGTTGAACAACATAAATACTCAATTGCAGTTAATGGCGTGATGTATAAAATGGAGAATACCGGTCTGATTCCATCAATTCTTGACGCGTGGTTTAAAGAACGTGTAGAATATAGAAATCTTATGACAAAGTTTGGAAAGAGTGGTGATACAGACAAATTCGAATATTTCCGAATGCGACAACATGTGCAAAAAATTCTATTGAATAGTGTATATGGTGTGCTTGGTCTTCCCACCTGTAGGTTTTATGATAGAGATTGTGCGGAAGCTACAACCACTACTGGGGTAGCAATCATAAAATATTGCGAACAAATGGTAAATCACTATTATAACAAAATATTATCGAATTAATTTTTATCGTTATAATGAAAAGGAAAATTTGTTATATGAAACCAATTGACCATATCATATACATGGACACGGATTCTGTATATGTTTCTGCGTTACCTATAATTAATAAACGATATCCTAATATAAGCATCAATGACTCGCCGAGTATGGAAAAGGCAACCGAGGAAATTGCGAATGAAGTTCAATTATTCCTAAACAAATCATTTGATTTATTTGCGAAACGATTTTTGAATATAGATGAACATAGGTTTCATATAAAGCAAGAAGTGATTGCAAAATCGGGGTTGTGGATTGCAAAGAAACGATACGTGTTATGGATTATTAACGAGAATGGTATTCAAGTTAACAAAATTGATGTAAAAGGAATAGATTCCGTCCGTTCAAATTTTCCAAAAGCGTTTAGAAAGTTTCTTAAACAGTCGTTGGAAGACATTTTGAAAAATGCAACAAAAGTGGACATTGATGAAAAAGTTTTATCATTCAAAAAGAACCTATTACAACTAGGAATTGATGAGGTTGCAAAACCTACAAGTGTTAAAGGTATTGGTAAATACACAAAACATAGTACCAACGTGATGTTAGGAAAAACAAAATCACCATTTGGCAATGCAATTAAAGGAACGCCTGCACATGTGAAAGCGGCTATCAATTACAACAACTTCTTGAAATATATGGGACTTGATAAACAGTATGTTCCATTAGTAGAAAGTGATAAGATTAAGTGGGCATATCTGAAACAAAATCCATTGGGACTAGAAGAAATAGCGTTTCGTGGATATGACGACCCGCCAGAAGTAACAAAGTTTGTTGAACAGTATATTGACGCAAACAAAATTTTTGAACGAGAGTTATGGAGTAAACTTATGGATTTGTATAGTGCAATGAAATGGTCACAACCATCAGAATCAGAAAAGAATCTATCGAAGTTTTTTCAATTTTAAACAATAAAAGGAAACAGTTATGTCGAACAAAACTACAATTGAACGCAGTAAATTAGAAACATTCATTTCGAAGTATCATTTGGGCGGTTTAATCAATCAGGTAGTATGGAATTATAACGGAAAAACCCTAAGTACGAAATTTGTATCGGAAACTCGTACTTTGTTGGGAAACGTTTCGTGGGCAGGGTTTTCATACAAAGACCCATTTGATATCGGCATTTACAACACCGAAAAACTTGTGAAAATGATTGGTATTTTGGAGCCAGACATTTCACTTGATGTTATTTCTACAGAAAGTGTTGCAAAGGCCTTGCACGTCAAAGACAAGAAGATTGATGTACATTACATCTTGTCGAAATTAGATGTAATTCCACAAGTTCCTGATAAAGCGAAATTGCCAGACTTTGATGTGACGTTGGTAATTAACAAAGACTTTATCGAACGATTTATTAAGGGTTGTGCCGCTTTACCTGAAGTAGGAACGTTTACACTAGATGTAAAAAAGACAAAAACAACATTGACATTAGGATACACATCCGTTGAATCAAACAACATTGTATTTGATGTTAATGTTGAAGATGTAAAACCAATTAGTAAAGTGACATTCCCATCTGCATTGTTCAAAGAAGTGTTATCTGCGAATAAAAATGCAAAGGAAACATTGCTACATGTTTCTGAAAAGGGACTTGCACGAGTTATCTTCAAAGAAGATGATTACGAATCCACATACAATATAGTAGCCGTCGAAGAGGTATAATATGACAGAATTAGTTAAGAAATGGGAAAAGACCGGTTTGTTAACAGGTATCGATGATGAAAAGAAAGAAACCCTAAGTTGTATTCTTGAAAATGTCTATGAATTTATAATAGATACACGTAAAGTAGACAAACAGAAAGAATTTGAAATCGGAATGATGCTGCCGCTCGCAACAAGGATATTCAGAGAAAATCCAGTTATTGATATTTGGCCAGAACGCTTATTGTCAGTAATGGGGTTTGTTAAAAAAAGATACTATCAACAATTATTAGAACAGTCATATCTTGCAGTAGACGCCGAGGCGGAACTGTGTGTAGTAGCCACAGACGAATATGTTAAACAATATGGTGGAGACTCAAATGCACTTTAGTGAATATCAAATACTTGCATCGAAGACCGCAATTTATCCAGGTCGTGGAGACAATTTCATTTATCCAACACTTGGATTATGTGGTGAATCGGGCGAGGTTGCAGAAAAAATAAAGAAGGTTCTACGAGACAACGGTGGTGTGTTAACAGAAGAAATCAAACAACAACTTGCAAAAGAATTGGGTGATATTTTGTGGTATCACGCAACGTTGTGTAACGAACTTGGTCTCAACATGGACGCGGTTGCAAGTGGGAACATAGAAAAATTGCAAAAGAGACAACAAGAAAACAAATTACATGGAAGTGGGGATAACAGATGAACTATCATAAAGCTAAAAAACACACCGATAAAAAACGGTTGGATTTTTTAGAACGCAATGAATTATATATTGATAATAACACTTTCTTTACGGTGTTGACACAACATGTGAGTCGTAATACGATTACATTAAGAGATTTCTGTGATTTCGGAATAGAATTAGAACGCATGTATATTGCAAACAAAACAACTCGTGGAGATGTGATATATAAAGGCTTTTTCTCTCGACTTTTAGAAAGTAAAATGGGGGAAGTGTGGTTTTCTGAATATAGACCCTTGAATAACATGGAATTGACTGCAATAGAAAATGCGGTGGACGCAGAAGAAGACGTATTAAAATCAATTAGAGAGAATATGAATAAAGAGTGGTTAGATACACTCACAAAGGATTTGAAACCGGAGGAACAACATGTTGATGAACAAAAGTAACACGCTCCTTGTTGAGAAATATAGACCAAAAACACTTGACGAATTTATAGGAAACGACCTCATCAAAGCAAAGGTCAAAATTTATCTTGAGAGTGGTGATATTCCACATTTGTTACTGTCAGGACCTGCAGGCACAGGAAAAACATCTCTTGCAAAAATTCTTGCAACTAACACGGACTGTGATTACATGTATATCAATGCGTCAAGTGAGAACAGTGTTGATATTATGAGAAATAAAATTACAGACTTTGCAAGTACAATGGGATTTAAGTCATTCAAACTTATCATACTGGATGAGTGTTTAGACGAGACCACGCTGGTGTGGATATTACGAAATGGCAAAGAACAGACCATTCAAATTAAAGATTTAAATGAAAAAACCGATTTAGTCAAATCTTTTAATATAAAACTGAATCAAATACAGTGGAGACCGTTTGATTTACATGAAATCGGAGAGGCCGGGGTTTATGAATTTGAATTTGAGAATGGGGAACGGGTGATTTGTACAGATACCCACAAATGGTATGTAAAAAACAAATCAAATGAAACGATTGTAGTAACATCAAAAGACATTATCAAAGGCGACTATATGGAAATTGTTACCACAGAGTGATTATTTTATGCACAATTCTCAAAATAATGATATTTATATCAAATGGGAGAATTGATTATGCATCCAAAATCGAGATATGATAGAAAAAAGTATTCTGATGTTGAAATAATAAATTTTGTGAATTCTGTAAATGGTTTCAAATCACTGTTCTCAGAAAAAACGTTTTTAAGTAAAAATAAATGGATAAATGATGTTGTTAGAAGACTTGATGTAGAAAGTTCTAATAAATTTTTCTTTTTATTAGAAGAAAAGAATAACGCGATTCCAATTTGTATTGGGTGCGGAGATAAATTGACTATAGTTGAATATAATTATAGAGCCGGCGCAAAAAACAAATTCTTAAAATATTGCAAAAAATGTCAGTATGAATATAAATGGATATCAAAACGGGACAATATTAAAATTGCTAAGAAAATTCAGAAAACAAAAAAGAAATGGCTCGCATCAGATGATGCAAAACTATTTTACGAAAGATTAGGAAAACATAATTCTAAGCATTTAAAACGGTGGTATCAGACAGAAGAAGGAAAACAATCATTAAAAAATGGAGGAAAAAAAATATCCGTTATTATAAAAAAAATGATTGCTGATGGAACGTTTACACCAAATATAACTAATACTTTTACACATTGGGATGCCGCTGTTAAAGTAGGGAAAATGAAAAAACGATTTAGAAGTTCATGGGAGGCGTGTTTTTGGTTGTCCAATCAACATCTAGATTACGAAACGATTAGGATTCCGCATATTACAGAATTTGGAATATCTAAAACATATATTGGAGATTTTTTTGACAATAAAAAGAAACTTTTATATGAAATAAAACCGAAGAGTTTTTTTATTAAGTACAAACACAAAATGGATTCGATAATCGAATATTGCTCGAAAAATGGGTTGAAATTTATTTGGATTAATGAATTTAATATATTGGATTACATATCAAAAGACGCATGTTCAAAAAATATAAATCAATATCAAAAACTACTAAAAGGCATACCGAATGAAGTTATTAAAAGTTACAAAAATCACGAAATTGAATAAAAAACGTGTTGTTTATGATTTAACGGTAAAAGAAAATAATAATTTTATGATTGGGAAAACTGGTATATTAACGCACAATTGCGATTTCCTATCACCCAATGCACAAGCCGCACTACGAAATATCATGGAAACGTTTTCTCGGCACACGAGATTTATATTAACATGCAACCACAGTGAACGCATTATAGACCCAATACAAAGTCGTTGCCAGGTTTTTAAGGTAATTCCACCATCCAAAAAAGACGTTGCAGTAAGGGTGTCGGAAATTCTATCACAAGAAAATACGGAATATAAACCAGAAGATATTGTTACCATTATAAACAGTGGGTATCCTGACATTAGGCGAATTATCAATTCTGTACAACGCCAAACTGTTAATGGTGTGTTGAAAGTAGATGTGTATGCAATGATAGCAAATGATTACAAACTCAAAGTCATTGAACATCTCAAAACAGATACGAAAGTTAATGCATTTAAGAATATTCGACAACTTCTAGCAGACTCCCAGATACAGGACTACACAGACCTGTATAAGTTGCTGTATGATGAAGTAGAGGATTATGCAAAAGGACATGTTGCGCCGTGCATTTTGTTGATAGCCGACGCACAATCTACAGATACATTTGCAATAGACAAAGAGATTCATGTGTGTGCTTTAATTATAAAAATACTTACAGAAATAAAAGAAGGATAATCTAAAGGAGAACAATTATGGCAAAAGACGTATTGCAAAATATAAACGTAGACTTACAAAAAGTGCCAAATGAAAAGTGTGATAATTGCGGTCACGGATTACTGAAAGTGGTGTATATCGTAAAAAGAATTTCTGCGTTGATATCACCAACGGGCAAAGAAGCCCTCGTCCCAATCCAAGTATTTGCCTGCGATAAGTGTGGAAATGTCCCAAAGATTTTCGGAAACCTTGCAGATACAGAAGAAATTCCTGCAAGTGCTGGTGAATCACTTGGTGATGCAGTTGCATCTACACCAACAGTAGAATCGGACAATCAGAAGTTTTTGAGTAAGTAATGCCCATCTTTGATTTGAAATGTCCAAAGTGTGGACACACCGAACCAAATCATTTATTTGGAAAAAATGATGGGTGTCCGAATTGCCCAAAATGTGATGCGAAAATGGAAAAGTTGTTTGGCCCAGCAGATTTCATATTTAAGGGTAGTGGATTCTATTCTAATGATTACCCGTTAAAAAAATAATATTTCATATACTTATATAAAACGGAGAATTTATATGAGTAACAAATTGTTATTTAATGATGGAGAAAAATTTGGAAAATGGACAGTTTTACGTAAAAATGGTTCGACTGATGAGGGGAAATTATTATATTTATGTAGATGTGAATGTGGTACCGAAAGTAATGTTATATCATCAAATCTAAAAAAGAAATATTCCGAATCGTGTGTGGGTTGTTCAAAAAATGGAAGCATTGGAAAGCAAAAGAAACGAAAACTTTCTATTTTAACTGAACCAGAACGGTTAAGAATAAAACTTGATTACGATTCTGGAATATCTAGTGAAAAACTTTCTATAAAATACAACACCAGTGTTTATACTGCATTAAAATGTGTTAAATTATGTGGTGGTGTGGTTAAAAAAAATATTAGATACAAAAAAAATCCAAATGAAATTGCTAAAAATAGATTATATATATCATATAAATGCCAATCTAATTTTAGAAAAATACCCTTTCATTTATCAAAAAAACAGTTTTATAAAATGGTATTGAATAATTGTTTTTATTGTGGTTCTCCACCGACCAACATTAAAGTGGTCGCTCGTGGTGGGAAGTTTTTATATAATGGTATAGACCGAAAAAATACGAATGGTGGTTATGTATATAAGAATTGTGTATCGTGTTGTAAGATATGTAATCGAGCCAAATCAAATATGATTTATGTTGATTTTGTTAATTGGATAAAAAATATAAAATTACAACAACAAGGGCATCATAAGAATGACAAAGGAACATGAAATAGAACTACAAAATAAAAATCCAAATTTGTTAGAAACGTTATTTGGTACAACTGGTAGTGGGATAGAATGTGGTGATGGTTGGTATTGGTTGTTAGATAAAACACTTATGATGATTTTTAATATCAGTTATGGATGTGTGTTTCCTCTAAGAGTACATCAAATTCGTTCATCACAAGGCGTATTGAAAATATACTTTTCAAATATGGCAGAATATAAAGAATTTGACGAAGAACGAGGAAAACGAATACAGGCAGTAACAGATTTTGCACAACTTTTATCTAATTCTATTTGTGAACGATGTGGAAAAATAGAAAAGATTGGTAGTGCATTTGATGGGGCATTTTATTTTACTAGGTGTAGGGAATGTTTTGCCGGTGATTACACATTAAGAACATTTAGGGACAAAACTGGAACGCAAGACAAAGGTGAAATCGAAACAATGAGTGAGACGGATTAAATGAAAAATGATAATTTGAAAAAGATTGGGTTTTGGAGAAGTCAAAAATACAATTATTTTGATGAAAATCAAGAATATGACTGGCAGAAGATTATGTAGACCCAAAATGGTGTAAAACTTTTCCAGAAAAGGTAGATGCTATCGTATCATATTTGAAAAACGGAAAACCCATAGAACATTGGAGGGGATATTCAGCATGTCGCTTGTGCGGAGATACACTTGGAACTAAGGATATGAGTGATGGTGAATATGTGTGGCCAGAAAAATTTGAACATTATGTTATAGACCACTTTTTAGTACCACCACATTATTTTGTACAAAAGGTTTTAAATGAAACGGAAAAAATTACAAAAGAAACAGAAAGTCATTAAGTCAAAATCGCTATTCGACCACTTAAACCAAATTACCAAAAAGGGAGATTTGGGTTATTGGAACGAACTATCCGATGAAGATAAAAAGACATTTCAACCTTACATGGTGAATCGGTTTTTATCAATGAACCCCGAGTGGGTAGAATTTGTGGACGATTTACAACGATTAACGGTAGGACTACTATCAAAACGGGATGTGTTCCGTCTATATAACGAGTTTATCCCAAAGAGTGGGGTTTTCCTCAAGTATGTTAAGTCAAGTGAAACCCGACGCGTACCCGATGATTTGGCACCCATTTTAATGACACATTTTGAGGTGAGTGAGTCTCAAGCAAAAGAGTATTTCTTCATGTTATTACGTAATGATGAGGGGAAGCAAGAAATTTTGGAGTTATTGTATACATATGGTGTCCAAATGGATGTTCAGAAGAAAATAAAAAAAGAACTTGGATTTTA